AGGAGACTTTAGTTTTGCTACAGAAAACTACTCCAAAAAAAATTAGTCAGTCAGAAGTTGACAAAGCTCTTTCTACCGATAAGACTTCACAAAGAATTATTGCTAAGAACATAACACCAAAAGAAGGTGATAAGGTTGGTGTAAGGCTAAACTTAAACGTAATGAAGAGCACTGGAGTTCCAGTACAGACAATACACAAGGGAACAAAGGGAGAGAATTACAAGAAGGTAAATGGCAAGACAGGTCTGTTTAGAGGTGAGGCTATACAATATGCTGCTGCAGTCACATTAAAAGACGCACACTTCAATACACATCAAAAGTCTATCTATGAAGTTAAGAATGGAATAGAAAATAAATTTCCACTTGCATCAGTTGATGGGCAATATCAGGAAATACCTTTAGCTAATCAAAGCTACGAGGGAACAGAGATAAGGTTTAATCCCATGGACACACAGTTGTTTGAAACACTAGATGGTAGACCAGTTAGAAGAGCAGATGAGGTTACGGTATCAGGAAATAGAGTATATGCCAGAGGGAAGATAGATTACTTTACAGATGACAACACTCCAAAGCCATATAAGCCTAGTCAAGTTTTATTACAGAAAGCACCTAAAGAAGATAATGATGCCTTTAATAAAATGTACGATGACGCTGATAAACTTGCAGAGTCTTTGACTCAACCTAAAGAAACTAGAATAGAAAAAACTAAAAAAAGGTTAGTTAAAACATTTGACAGACAGAGAGATGCTGGGAAAAAATTATCTTCAGTCAAAGGTGAAGGTCAAAAAGAAGCAAGAGGAGCTTTTCGTAAAATGAAATTGACTCAGGGATCTAATGGTGCGGCAGCAGCTCAGTTTGATGAGTACTATGTACGAGCATTCAAGGGGTTGAATAAGAAAGACAGAAAAGAACTTAACAAAATAGCACAACTAAGAAGGATCATTGCTATCAACGAAAAAAGACAGAAGGATAATAAACCTGCCTATGAGAGAGTTTTAACCAAAACTTTAGATGACGGAACCTCTGTGGAAATTCGTATGGGCGAGGACAAAGCAAGACAACTATTAAAATATAAAGAAGAAGAGTTAGGAAAAAGGAAGTTTTTTGATTTGGAAAAACGAGCTACTGCAGCTTTTGATGGTTTTGCAAACAATCTAAAAATATCATATGAATCTGGTAGAATTAATGAAGCAACTTATTTAAGGTTCAAAGACGTTGAATATAGTCCTATGATTGTAATACAAGAAATGTTACAAGATAATGAAGGACTGTACGAGGGTGATAACTTCGATCACATTATGTTAAAGTATGGATTATCAAAAGGTGACATCAAGACTTTAACTGACCAGAACTCTAAGGAAATAATAAATGACTTACAGTGGTTACTAAGAATGCATACAGCAGTAACTATGAGGAAAGCTTTTCATAATGATATGCTTAGTAGACTTGCAAAAGCTTATGAGAAAAATCCTGAAGCACTAGCCGATGTTGTCAAACCAAATCCAGTTACTAGAGATAAAAATGGTAAGCCTATATATAAGTACAAGTCTGATATGGATAAAGGGAGACCTCAAAACACGTCAGTATTAAAATATTATGACAACGGTGATCCAAAATACTTGTTATTAGATACTGACTTTGCAAGACAGTTACTCGATATAAAATCAACAAGATTCACGCAAGTAACGGAGATAGTTAAGGCGTGGGGACTTGATGTCCTATTAGGAGCAAAGCCTTTAAGATACATGGCTACAATAGGAAACCCAATATTTACTATTCCTGCAGCAAGTATGGATTTTTCTAACATACTATTAAATAACAATATCTATAGCAGCAATCTTTTAAAGGCTGCACCAGAATTAGCATGGGATGCAAGTAGAATAGCATTAAGAAAGTTCTGGAGTGATAGTGCACCTATAAGGAGGGTAATGGCTAAACGATTCGGTAAAGAATTGAATACTGAAGATAAATTTAAAGAGCTATATACTGAGTGGGCGTTACATGGTGGATCAATGGACTTTCTTTCGAGGGAGGGAATTGCTGATTTACAAAGAAAAAAACAAGCTAATCTTCTAAAGTCAAATGCTGGAGAGGCTGCACTAGTATTAGGTGAGGCAATATCTTACTTCGGTGCAACATCTGAAATGACATTTAGATTAGCAGCTTACATGAAACAAAAAGAAAATCTGATAAGAGAATATAAGAAAGCCGAGGGTGTCATGCCTAGAGGTGAAGATCTTACTACAATACTAGAGGAAGCTGCTTTAGCCTCTAGAAACACTATCAACTTCTCAGATGGTGGTGCTACTTTAAAATTGATGGATCAAGTAATGCCATATTTAAATGCAGGATTCCAAGGATTTAGAAAAGTGCCACAAGCCTTTAAAGAAAACTCAAAAGAAACTTCATTTAAGTACCTACAAATGGCATCTTTTGCTGCTGCAGTTCCCTTATTTCAATATGCTATGTTATTAGCTTTTACAGACGATGAGGATGAAGCAAAGAAAGCAATGAAGAAAATGCAAGAAGATACTGGTGTGTGGGAAAGGTCACAATACCTGTTAATACCTAAGTCCATTAAGGACGATGGAGAGATAGATTACTGGAGATTTAGAAAAAATCCAGTAACAGCACCAATTTCTGCTATATTTGGTGAAGTTGGTAACAGAACTTTAAGTCACATGATAGGAGTTGATACAAAGTTTGATCCTGATGTTATATCTCACGCATTAAAACTATCAATACCTTTTAATCCAGCAGATTTGGTAACAAACAGGATACCAACTGTATCAGCTTTCATTACATATATGTCAAATGAAGACACTTTCTTCAATGAGAAAATATTCTTTGAGCCATATGGATTAGATGTATTACCACAAGATGAAGGTATATACAAAGAGAGAGTTAATAATATTTATAAGGTTATAGGTCAAGCATTACCACAATTCGGTGAGTTAGTTGGTGCAGACATAGAAGGTTTGTCACCAATAAGATTACAAGCTGCAGTTGAAAAGGTAATTACAAATCCAAAGACAAATCCTATGATCTCTATTGCATACAACACATTAAATGCTATTCCAACTAAATACGGTGGTGGCTACAATAGTTTTAAAGATTACTTTAGTGCTATATCTAAAGACGTGAGTGCTAAGTTAGTAAGAACAACAAATCCTAAGATAAAAACTTACGATATAGATAACTCAAAGAAGCTTGAACTTAGCAAAGCACAATCTGAAATATACGTTAAGGAGGAAGAAATAAAAGCTATGGTACGTAAGCATTTAAAAGAAAATAAAGATGCAACCTCCCTGACTCAAGAGATGAGGGATAAAATAAACGAAGGGTTTCCACGTCAACAAAAACTAACATATTTAAAAAAGTTTACTAGGTACATGCGGAATAGAGATGTAGATTATTTATATTTTGATATAGCCTATCAACAGAATGCAGAGGTACAAGCAAGAACTATTTACAGACATTTCGGAAAAGATATAGAACCAGAAGATAAAGTAGTTCTAAGAGCTATGGCTAAAAAGATAGGTGGTAGAATATCTAATAAAGCTTGGAGTATATACGGAGATATTTCTAAAGAATAGAAAAAGCCTAAGCGGTGTTAAAACTTAGGCCTTTCTGATGCTTTCATAGTTGTCAAACTAATATCACACTATGGATTCACCCTGTGGGAAATATGAAAGCATATTACAAACCAAACAATTATATTAATGAATAATGATGCTAATTTACAACAATTCCTTCAATAACTTGGCAACCTCTTCACAATCTTTTTTATTTCGAGGCATATATAATTTAGGTTTTATATTATTCTCCACCAAAAACCTTTTAAAAAGCTTCCATCTTAAAGGGAAAGCATCATTAGGGTGACCTTTACATTCTATAATAAACCTGGGCGGATACTCTTTATCAATAAAGTCTGGTGTGTATCTAATTGGTAGTATGTTTTTATTACCAACATCATGTAAGAATTTTTTAGAAGGTGTTTTTTCGTATGATTCGTTTGGAAAATGAAATCCATCTACAATTACATACGTCTGTCCTTCATAGGTAAATGGTACCTTTATCTTTTTTAGTTCCCTATACATAGAAAGCTCCAGGTTACTCGCAAAATTTATTCCGTCTTGTGAAGGTTTTTTAGATCGTATCCTGCCCTTCTTCCCTGTCGTCTTCCTCATATATATCAATTACTCCTTTTATATCAGCAACTTTAGTAAAAAAATCTACTGCTTGTGCAAATGTGTTAACAAAAATTTCTGGTGGTTCTGACGTTACAGCCATAATATAATCAGATGTAAGTGCTATGTATCTTTTTATATCACCTATGTGGTGTCTGTATAGTAAGTAATTTAAATCCCACAAGAAGTTTGGGTATCTGCCCTCCATCATTGTTGCGGCACGAGGTCCAATATTTAACACTTCACAATCCCATTCTATTAAGTTTTCTGAAAAGGAATATACTTCAATATCATACCCTACAACGTCACCAATATCTATGTAATAATAACTGTCACCTTTTTTATCATCAAGAATAGAACTTAGTATATCTAATAGTTTTACATGCTCTACCTTATCAACAGTTCTACTTATTACTATTCTTTCTGGATTCATAAATCAAAGCGTCTTCTAGATTACTTATCAATTCTAAATTTTTTTGACATAATTCTTTAAGCTCTTTAACTTGTTCTAATAAATCAGAATGTTTTCTAAGAATTGGGGGTAAAGTATCATTAGAAGTCCACATATATGCAGCCTCTGTACCAGATATTATATCGTCTGAATTTAATTCATCTACCATAATTTGTTTTTTGTTAAATACTTTGGACACATTTGAGGGAGGTCTCTATGAAAACCAACTTGTGGTTGATCATCCATCTCCTTTTTTCGATAACTTCTTACCTTCTTGTTTTCTTCTTTGTTCATTATCTTTTTGTAATTCGTATGCGTTTTTTGCAGCATTAAAAGCTTCGTTAAATCCTGGCATATGTTCCAGAATACTCTGCATAGTCTTTACCTGGATTGTCAGGTTTGATATTTGTGCGTGCTGAGAATCAAATTTAGGATGTAGTGCCTCTACAACTCTTCTCATTCTATAAAATTCTGATTCTTTCATATTAAATATTTGGATTTATTTCTGAGATTTGGACTGGGTCATCTAACTCAGTTGGAGCAGGCATAAAATCTGGTAACCTCCAGTGTTCATACTCTTTTCTTTTTAATACCGTAAGACCATTGTTATTATAATAATGACAATGCATTACCCATTCAGGAGTATCCGAAAGAAACTCTTCTATTGCAGGCCACAAGCCTTTACCTTTCCCAGTGCTTTCGTCTTTGTTTTTAAAAGCTTCAGTATCATGTAATAACATCCATTTCTGTACATTTCCACTATGCTTTTCTAATTCTACTTTTAGTTGTGCGTAGTCATGAAGTGTATCTATAAATAATAAATCTGTAGAGCTATTGATATCTATCTCTCTACTGTCGGCTTCTATAAATCTAAAATCTATATCTTCTATTTCACAATGCTTGCCTAGTGTATCTAGTTTTCCTTCTGCTCTATCTGCCCACTGTCCTTCATTAGGATGGGTTAAGTCAATAGAGAAAATTTGTTGTGGATGACCTATTATTAATGGTATTGTTGAAACAACCCATCGAGTTCCAAGTTCAACTATGTTTCTTACATCCATATGTGATGCATAGTCAAGCAACACTGGAAGGTGTTCTTTTATATCTGAACTCATATATTCCATTCCTGGAGGTGGGTTCAAATGATATTCATATAACTCGTGAACTGTATTTGGTATTCTTTTGTAGTGTGGCATAATTAAAATGTGTAAGTGTATCTAGCGACTTGTCCTTTTTCAGGATGATGTAGGAATCCCTCTATAGCTTGAGGAGATTTATATCCCATTTGTGCGTGCCATACATCTGATGTTGAGGGACTTCTCATAGACTCAACAGTAACATTGATGTAATCTTTAGAAGTTTTATGATGTATATGGTGCACATAAAAGTACTTATGAGTTGTATTAGACCAATATTCTTTAGCCTCTACACTCATTAAGCTACCTAAGTTCTGTTGTTTTGCTCCATCACCATGAGTTGTTCCAATTAAATTCTGACCATACTTAAAATATTTTCTATACTGTAAGTCAGTTTGGAACGATATGTTTTTAGAATCCTTAAACCAAGCTTTTATCATGTCGCTCAAGAAAAATCCTGACATGTAATCGTGATTAGAAGGATTAAACATATAGTGAACGTCAGCTACATTAATAAGTTTCTCAAGACATTCAATGTATAATTCTTTAGCAGTCTTATAATTTTCATACCACATACCATCAGTATCTTGTGGCGTTCCTTTAGTTGTAGTCCGCCTTGTGTTGTCAGTGTGGAGTATATCATTACCTGCGACAAATAATATTTTATCAATCTCAAACGAACTGCTGTAATCTAGTATTTTATCTATCCCTTCTTTGACTCTTGCAACTGCTGTTTCTGAGTTGTATGTTTCGCCTGTAGCAAATGCAGTAGATAACTTTCCAATATGCACATCTGCTGGATCAATAACAAGTAAGTGAGGGTCTTCTTGTGTTTGTCTTTTAATTTCCTCATAATTAAATGAATGGCTGTCAATTGCCTCTAAATGCTCCTGATACATTTCATCAAACGAAGGTCCTGTATCGGCTGGTTTAAAATTGATTGACCAATGCTTTCCTTTATACCATGCCTGATTAACTTTACTGAAGTCTATACCAACATCTTTACACTCATCTAGTAAGGCAGGATGTGAATCTTGTGCAACAAATTCTTTAATCCATTTCTCTACAGTTCTTCGAACGTTGTAAAAATTATTAGAACCTTTAATTTCGAATCCATCTTTCTGGAGTATCCTTGTAATTTTGGATTTATTCTGTATTCCTTCAAGGTAAAGCTCTATAGCTTTTTGTTTAGAAGGTAAATTAAAAGCATTTATCTCTGCTTTTTGTTCTGTAGTCAGTCTCATTCTTCTGAAGTTTGGTTAAGTAAATCATGTAATTCGGTTATTGTCTGATTTATAGTGTGTTTAGTGGAGTCGTTTCCTTTATCATAAAAGGACTCCTGTATGTTGTTGATGGAGAACCTGAGACGATTACATATGTAAGTAATATATGCATCTCTTGTATACACTAATCTTGAAAAGTAAGGAGCTGTTCTCCTAGTTTCTTATCTAATTTCTTTATTCTGCGATAGACCAATCGAGAATTCTTCTTTACATTATCACGAAATGTTTTACTAGAAACGATGTCAATATCCATGTGTAATGTTGCATCTAAGCAAAGCATACAATCTATTATGTGACCATCGCAATAATGATTTTCAATAAAGTCCAATTCTCTTTCTACCTGAAAAGGTTCTTTATGTAATCTTCTTTTATGTAAACCCTCATAATAATCAATCATCAATTCGGTCATTTGTTTAAAGTTATAAAATTATATATCTAAGTCAAAAGATTTTAACATCTTGGTGTGTACTGAGTTATCAAAGAATTTCCTTCCATATTTGTTAAACAAATGGACGTAAAGTTTAGACGTAGCCTGTCCAAGCTCCTTATTGCTGTAATAACCAGGGGAAAAATATTTCTTGTTTTTTACTCTAACCTCTAATTTAATGTTAATATCTTTTCCTATTCGTTTAGGATGAGGATAGATGATTATGTCGTTAGACATGCACCAATAACGTGCATTTTGCTCAAAGTAAGTGCCGAATGATTCAGAAAGGGAGGTCGTTTTCTGTTTCTTCTGTTTCGAAAAAAGGTTTTTTGGGTTCTTCAACTTGTTCATATTCAATTTTATCTAACCTTTCTTTAGGTGCTACATTGCCAGTGTAGTATCTTCCAGTCGTGGTGTCGAATTTAAACAGCACCGACTTGCCAATCTCTCCCTGATAGTTAAATTTTACCTTTTGTGTTTTAAATTCTACCTGATCCTTTTCTATTTCAGCTCCAGTTTCCGAATTGTGAACAGGCTGAAAATGTCTATAGACACACGCACCAGTATGACAGATATTCCTAAAGTCACTACTTCCTGAAATATCATAAAGACCTGGCATTTGATAAATATTGTTTGCATCCCTTGTCATTTTTCTTGGGTGTGCAATCAAAAAAACTACTACGTCATTAAGCTGTGCGAATATAGTAAGTTTTGTTAAAACCTCTCTGATGCTAGTCAGCTCGTTTTGTGATTTATTATTATATTCAAGCTTATTAAAGGCATCAACAACAAAGATATCGATGCCATATACAAATATTTGTTCTTTAAAAGTTTGTAAAAGCCAATCCCATGTTGGACTTTTGCCATCTTCAGCAGATGTAAGATAAAGTCTTTCGTTTGCCCAATCTCTATAATCTTTAATGTCTTTTTTTGACATACGAGGTGAGTGAGGATTTTCCCAGAAGGTCTTTCCAACAAATTTTTCCATGAATATGGTTTGATGAAGAGAGAGTGGGTGATGTTCAGGAGAAAAGAATGATGCTTTCATGTTATGATCTTGTATTAAGTTCATTACATACCATTCTATAAAATTACTTTTACCATGTGAAGGTATGCCAGTAACAATTGATAGCTGTCCTCTCATAACGGAGTATGCATCTTTTAAGTCACCAAAAAAGTCACCTTTTGGATATATTGTTTCAGGCAAACCACTGTCATAAATTTGTAGTATGTCTTCGTAGAGGTCATCAACATTAAAAGTTCCTTGAGTTTTAAAATACTGAGCTTGATTGACACATTTTATTACAGCACTTTTACCTTTTGCAATCAGTTGTCCATTGGCATCCTTTTCAGGAAACAATACTCTTACGCATCTATACTTGCCTAGTCTTTGTGCTATACGATCAGCGACTGCGTTACCTTGTGAGTCATTGTCAGTGCAGATATAAAACTTCTTTATAGAATCTATGTATTGTTTGCAGTTGATCCAAACATCATCATGATCGTTTGCACCATTAGGTAAGCTTATTGTATTTTTATAACCACACTCATGCATTGCCAGAACATCAAACTCTCCTTCTACAATATAAGCTTCATCGTTGTCAATGACAGAATTTAAATTGTAGAAAATACTTTTACCATCTTTTGTTTGAGTGAAGTTCTTTTTAGATGTTCTGTATTTTTTGTTTACTACTTGATCAAGCTCAAAATAGTTAAAGACTATGTTTTGTACCTTTTGTCCTGCCTGTGGCTGATAATACTCCTCTTGAGTTATGCCTAAATCTTTTAAGGTTTTTTGAGTTATCTTTCTTTTAGTCTCAATCCATTTTACAACGTTATCGTCAAGTTGAGTGTAATTCTTCCAGTCTTGCTTTGGTAGTTTATACGGTTTTAATTCGAGTGGTTCAGATTTGCGAAAAGAAATAGCTTCACAGTAATGACATTTGGCAACACCCTTCTCCAAATTAACCGACAGTGCTCTATCTTTTTTATTTGTTCGTGTATGTGAACACTGTGGGCATACTATTTTTAATGTCTTTCCTCTTTTGCCTTGTGTTATGTTTTCTATATCTGACCATGGAATAATTGTTTTCATTAATATGCTTGTTTTGAGTAGTTGCTTGTAATTTTGCCATCTTCAGTTTTCATATCTATTCTTTTTCTAATGAAGTTTCTGAAGTGTGAATTGAATCCTGTTTCTATATCCATAGTAGTTGAGGTGTTCATTCTGTGGATGACAAAGCTTTCTATTTCTTTTTTAAAAACCGTTTTAGTTAAGGAGTGGTTTTTACATAAAGCATTTATAAGCCTCTTGTCTTTTATGTAGTTTGTTTTCCAATCATGAACATTGACTATATCTACTACTATTTCTTCTTTATTTTCTTTATTGTTATTATTATCTTTATTGTTTGTTGAGGTTTGATTATTTTCTGTTTTAGTTTTGCTTGACGTTAGCTTGATGAGTTCGTCTGGCGAAAGTTGGTAAGTATCATATTTTACAATGGTTACAAGAGAAAATCTGTTTGATGGATTATCTATTTTTATCTCACCTCCTTCACGCAACCTTTTAAATGCCTTTCTGACTCTGGAGAAGGTCATATTTAATGTCTCAACTAATTTGATTGTGGAGGTTATATGTTGACCTCTTGCTACACTTATACCACGAACCTTTGCAGGTGCATAATTAGCCATCATCAATAGGTGTATGAATACCCTAAACGTATCTGGATCAGTATACCATTCCCATTCTACTATTTTCCTATGGAGCGATACAAATCCATTCATTCCTTATTTACTTTATCAGGGTAATTTTTGACACGATCTAATAACTTGAAAATTATTTTTCTTTGATGTTGTATATAGTGGAGTGCCGCTCTTTTAGTCATCCTAGCCTCGTTCTGTGAGATAGGAAAGCCTTCCATCGTTAAATGATCATTGACTTTATGTAAAACAATTTCATATAGTTGTCTGATTTTAGGATTGTATAATGCGTATACAGAAATAAAATTCTTTACTGCCCATAAAACAGTCGCATGATCTTTTGGTTTTCCTTTCTTGTCGACAAACAATGCACCTATTGAAGCCAAAGAAAGTCCTGTAAAATTATGTATCACGAAAAAGTAAAGTGCTCTCATCTCTACAAGATGTCTTTTTCTACTTCCATTATATCTTGGTGTGTTGTACCTGTCGTAGTCAGCGTGATTTCTTAAAACGTCTATCACTATGTCTTCATCCAGGAACGGTCTTACTCTATTTTTTGCTAATCCCATATTAAATTAAATTAAGGGGAGATGTCTTGACCTCCCCTGGTTAGTAATCAAAACAAACATTAATTGATGTCAAATTCAAAATCTGCTTCTTTCTTCTGTGGTGCATTATCTTTATTAGTCATTGTAGGACTCATTTCCTTTGGCTTTCCACTTCCTATATTATAGTTAGTTTTAGTCTCAGAGTTAAAGTTACCGATTGATAATCCACCATCGTCCCATTTAGTTGCCTCAACCCAAAGGGTCTTGCCATACTTTTCATGATTGTTAAAGGCTTTTGGATTGCCTTTAATTGATGCTTCGATTCCATCTAGTTTTAATGGAATGTTCCATTTTTCTACTGGTTTTGCCATTTTAATTAAATTTTATTAGATAAATGATTAGAAAGGAGGTTTAGATATTCACGACAATGAGCAATCCTTTCTTTTAGTTGCTCAATGTGTTCTTCGTTTAATTCTACTGGCATCTCTACAACTCTTAAAGTTTTAGGATATTCGTCAAATGTATGCTGTCTTAAAATCTCTTCCTCTACTTCAACAGGCAGATCAAGTACACCTAAGTCTCTTGCAGCTTTGTACCTTACTCCCTCTAAAACATCTTCAGGAGTATTCATAAGACAACGAACAAGGGTAGCTTTCTTCATATTAGTCAACCACATATACCCTTGAAGTTGCCAGTAGTAGTCTTTGTTGTAAGTGTATACGTCACCAGTATAGTACATTGGAAACGTAGAAAGTGTGTAAGAGTTTTTAATATCAAACAGGATTTCGTCTTTAATGTATACATCAGGTTCACCTTGTATGTACTCATTATGAAATCTTTCTGAGTTCTTAACGTAGGGATCTGATATGTCTCTCTCATGGAGTGAGCTTACTAATGCTATTGCATCATCCTCTACAAGTATACCTTTCTTCATTGGTAGTGTTTGAATATCTTTTCTGTATCCAAACAACAGTTGCTTGTGTACTTCTTGTAGTTCTGTTTTAGCAGTGACAGAAAGTATATCTTTTTTTTGCCTGGAGTTTGTCATCAGCTTACCTAAGCTTGATGCTCTAAAAGTTAGAGTAGTAAAATCTATATCTCTCATAACTCTCTCTTTACTCTTAAAATTCCTTGCTTATCGAATATACCTACCATGACAACCTTTCCATCTACAATCTTGTTTTTCACTGACCAACCAAATAACGATGGCTTTCTCTGTGAGTTCAAATCTTTATCTTCTAACTTAACAGATAGGTTTTTGTAAGGTTCATCATAGAGTTCTCTGCCTATTCCCCAATTCGTACAGGCTCTTTTAAAAGAATCAGATGCCTCACCTTTCTGACTGTGGACGTTAGAAGGCTCACCTACATCGTCTTTACTGACCCATGTAGTGCCTATCTTAATTGATACAGAACAAAACAAGTTGTTTTTCTCTGCGTAGTGTTTTCTTGACCAATTCTCTGAACCGACAACTTCATCAAGTTTTGCCATGTCAACTCGTGCGTCCTTGTAAATTAAAAGGGAACACCAGTCTCCTCTGTGGCTTCCTACTCTAACTTCAAGTTCACTCCCCTTTAGTGGCTTGGATAAATCTTTGTGTGTACTCATCTTTGATTGATTTTAAATTAATTACATTTTTTGATTTGAGTTTATTAATAGCAGAAACAAGTGTATCTATTCTTACCTGCTTTCTGTTTTGGTCTTCCTCAGCGACCGCTTTTCTTCTTCTTACCTTATCAAGTTCATTTGACTTAAAGGTATAACAAAGACTATCTGATAACTTTTGCAATCCATTTAGGTATGCAAATAATACCAAATAGTCTTCCATTAAATAATATACTTCAGAAGATGTGTTGTACATCTGTACCTTGTTCTTAGTCTTACACAACTGAACTCTTGGCAAAACTAATAATGTCTCAGTCTTATTAAATTGAGTTTTTTTCTGAATTATGTGTTCCTTCTGGTAGATTTCCTCAAGCAAAATATTTCGAAAGGAAGTGATAGTAGGTTTCGTTTTTTCTGAGTCTTGGTGTGAGTGATTCAATATGTTCATACAGTTCTTCTTTTGTTATATCGTTGTGTGTGTATTTCATCATTATTGAAAGACATTCCCATCTTGTACTCTCTACCTCTTTCTCCACGTATCTGAGATGTCTTCTCATTCTCATAGTTTTTCCATTGATGCTGAAATTCTTGATATAGAATATCAAGTTCTTGATTTTGAATATAATCATAGTTATAAGTTTCATCTAATAATCTTTTCGTTAAACCCATTAGTCTTCGTTTTTTTGGTTTGTAGCAAGTTCTTGTATTAGATTCACGAAGTCTAATGTATATACACCTTCAGACGAACCTACCCACCAAGTTGTGTTTTCTGTAGTAGTAAAAGTTTCGTCAAAGGTATGATAATCGTACACTTCATAAGTCGCTCCTTCCCAACGAATTACCCATGATCTGTAGACTGACTTATCTGAATTAGCCATTGGAAACGTGGGTTGACCTAAAATCTTTATCATTTGATTATAGGTAACGTTGTGAATTTTTAGTCCTTTAAATGAAGTAAGGTGTCCTGATTCGTAAGCTTGTTCTTGTTCATGCACCTCGTACACAATCATAGAATCTGGTAGTGAATTAGTTTGACTTTCCATATTAAAATATTTAATACGGTGAAGTTACTAACATTTTATTAAATATGCAAATTTTTATTTGTTGACGTGCTGATATCTCCTCCAGGCGGAGTCTATAGATTCTTTAAGAGTTATGTTTGGTTTCCAACCTAGATCAGCATCTATTAAAGATATGTCTGCTACACTTCTTGATATATCACCTTTAATTTCATCACCAAAGTCATACTCAACCTCATCAAAGGCTTGTGCTAATTCTAGTATTGTAGTTGCGTCACCTGATCCTATATTATATGTTCTTACACCTAGATTTATTCTCATTGCGTCTTCTACAGCTATGACGTGTGCTTTTGCTAAATCTCTTACATCAACAAAATCACGTATTGGAGTTCCATCAACAGAGTTGTGGTTCTTTCCGTTTATTGTAAAAGTACCTACATTCCATGCAGAATCAAATAGGTGTTGAAGTACGTTTTTTACAGTTGGGGATTTGCGTTCACCGAAATGTAAATAGTCATCATTTCCTATTACATTAAAATACCTTAACAGTATAACGTTCTTCATCCCAAAAAACATTTCTTCTGATACGAGTTTACTGTAGGCATAAGGAGTCAGTGGTCTTAGTGGTGCATTTTCCTTGACAAACAATTCGTTGTGATTTCCATACACTGATGCTGATGACGAATATACTATTGGTTTTTCTGATTGTTCTTTAAGGAGGCTCTGACGATTCTCGTGGATCACATTCAAAGTTGATGCGATGTTGTTGTAAAAATAGTGTTGAGGTAGTTTTAAACTTTTGCGTGCGTCTTTGTATCCTGCAGTATGAATGATTGCATCATACTCACTTACTTTTAATGCGTTGTAGAGTGCTGATTGGTTTCTTAAATCTAATCTATGATATTGTATTGGTTCATCTGTTAAAGATTGAAGGTGTTCATAGGTAGACATAGATGAGTTCTCTAAGTTGTCTATGATGATTGGCGTGTGATTACTATTTATAAGTTCCAAACAAATGTGTGATCCTATGTAACCTAGTCCTCCTGTAACTAAAATTCTTTTTCCCATATTTAAAGGTACTAAAAAAACATTGGTTTTTTCCCAACCGCACCCATTTTTCCCATACCCTATATAGTTTTATATAGAAAAAGATCAGAGGGTTCAAGGAATTGTTAAGTTTACAACCATATGATTTACAGTGTTTTATTTCTATTTAGTCTTATATAGAAATGTTGTGCCCCTGATTTACGTATAAAAAAAGAGGAAGATGTAAGTCTTCCCCTTAATTTTAAAAACCTTGTTGGTCTTTACGAAGCTCTCATGATAGCTTGGAGCATCAATTCGCAGGCATTTTGCATACCGTTGTACTCCCATCTTTCAATACTATTCTTAACGCCTCTGTCACCTACTTTACATTTTCTTACAACATCGTAGATTTCGTTTTTCAACGTGTTGATGTTTTCAACATAAAGTTTCTCACGATTTCGAAGTCCTGCAATAGTGTTCCTTAATGAATCTGCAGTTGCCTCTGCTTGTTTTCTGTTGCGTATCTCGTCAATCAGGAGATCGTTCAACTCTGTCTTTGTGAACTTAATCATATCTCTGCGTATTCAGTTATAATAAATTCCCCATCATTGGGTTCATCTTCAGGAAGTCCAAGGTAACTATCGAATTCATCCATATCCTCGAAGTAGTAAAAGATTAGATCGTCAAGTTCTGAAGGTACACTATGAAGATCATTATGACCAACCATGACGATGTAGTTCTCTTTTACCTGACCATCTTTGTACTTGACTGTAGTACTAAACATTCTGGTTTTCCTTTTGAGTTTATGGTATTGACACCACTCTTCAATTACGTCCCAGTTAACACCTACACTAGCATCATGATGTTCAACAACAGATTCGAGTACTTCCTCTGCTTGCTTTTCTGTACATATGTATCCTAATGAACGAATATCATCTGTACACCACATCAAACCAAATCTCTTTCCAGATTCAGAATGGTCAACTGGACAGATTCGAATTTCTTTTCTATCATCCAGTTTAACGTCATCAACTCTAAAACCATACAAGTCTTCTGATAGGATCGTATCATGCACCTCAACAACTACTACATCTTCATCGTTGTACTGCTCTAGTATTTTTTTAAGTTGATCTACTCTCATGACTCTTGTAGGTCTAAGTATTCAAGAATCTTCTCACCTTCATTTGGGAAGTCTCTAAACAACACGTCACAAACCTCAGCATCAGAGTGAGACTTATCTGGAAGTGCTACCTGAGACGATCTTATGATTTCCTCATAGTAATCGACTAGGTCATTAAAAATGTCTTGTGCTTTTTCAGTAAATCCACGATCACCATTTTCTTTGGTTTCGTACATACCTTCAACACCGTTTTTAAACTCATCTTTGTGATTCCTATGCAGATCATTCTCAGCAAAGTAACACGAAAGTTCAGTTACGTTAATTAATAAATTCATGTCTTTATTTTTTTAGTTTGACAATTACTGCACCACATGGATGCAGTTTCGGACATTAGTCCTCATCAGATTGCCTGTGTAGTATTGTCTTTTCTTCAAAAGTCATTACTGTCTTAGGATAGTTAGAGTCATCAATGTAATTAATGTGTATCACTTCTTCAAGGTGAAATGACCTCCTCCTGTTGATCCTTCGATACTGTAATGCATCTACCTTGGTATAAAACATTATAGCCTTAAAAGAATTTTGTTTCAATCGATTACCTTCACAGATATACTGGTTTCTACTGTTCTTCAAATACCAGTACGCAGTGTCCTTTAGTTCTGCCATTTTAAGACGTTTTAAGTGCATTAAATTTGTCCTGATCATACTTGACCATAGCTTGGTAAAGATTCGTCTGTATACGCATCGTAAAACGCTCTAAATTCTCGTAGCTTTTCTTGTCACTGATACCCTCTTCACTAATCATGGAGATCAATGATTCTAAGTTGATCCGATTAGGATCATCACTATTGAACATTGCACCGTACACTTCACCAACATAATCCCTCTGGACATTGTTGCTGATTTCGAGTTGTTTTAAGTTTCTGATTTTCATACTGACCAAGTTGAAGTGAACTCTACTTCACTGATTAAATACTTCAGGAGTTTTGGACTAGTACTTTGCAGGCTTTGTGCAATTAGGTTGAGAGTCTCATTGAGATGCTCACTGTGTTCAAGATAGAATTTGGTATCATCAGCACCATCATCTACAGAATTGAATTTGAACGTGTGAATGGTCATGCCGAATTCACTGTTGAGATAGACATTGACCTCTTTGCAATCATGGTCAACGTAAACATTAAATTTTGAATGTAACATATTATGTAATTTTAGTTTAACAACCTCCCTCCGAAGAGGGAACGCTCTGAGCCTAATGCGGTTTATACTCGCTCAGACGAGTTGACTAGGCAAATACTCTACCTAGTCCATTATCAGCAGTTACAACTCCACCTAGCTTGTAAGATTCTTTGTGATCTACCAAGTGAGTGAACTTGTTGAAGATAGTCTGATCAAGTCTCTGGAGTGATCCAGTCAACTTAGACTCTTCTCTGGAGTTAGCAGTACCACCCTTGTGAGTAGTGTAGTGAGTTACACCTGAGAATAATCCCCAGAGGGTTTTACCTTTGTAGGACATTTCTTTAGCGACTGACTGACACACTGCCTCAGTGATATTAAGTTTGCGTGTGCTATACTTATCGTAGGCAACCTTTGGTGCTAGACTAAGATCAGTTCCAGTAATGCTCTCAATAACTTTCTGAGCAAATGAATCATCAATCTTGATCTCAGTCATCTTTGAGAATTTACTGTACAGTGTAGTATCAGCCTTCTCTAGTTGCTCCAATGCTCGCAATGATCTATCAACTAGGTTTCTCATGTTGCTAGTGTGACGTGCAGAACTATTCAAGTCTTTACGTAATGCACTGAACTGATTGTCACAGCTAACAGTGTACCCAGTAGTACCCCATCGCAGTGATGTTGATCCATCATGTGAGTTGATCGCTGTAGCATAACGCTTAATGACATCGTCACCAACCTTGATCGGTTCCAGTTCCATCTGCATTACTACCCTACGTCCACCCTTGAACATCTTACCATGGGTGATAGGCTTACTGATGACATCAGACACATTCAGGACTAACTCAGCGAGCTCACTGTTCTGGAATGTCTCATATTGTTTAGTGAATGCACCAAAACAATCTTTGTTGTCAGATCGAACTACACCAAAGTAGTCAGTTTTGTAGGCATCAATACCATCAAGGAATTGTAGAGGTTTCTTCTCAACCTTCCAGTTCATACCGAACTTTTCCAGAGTTGACTCAACCTGATCGGTCTTTACGAATTCCTCGTTAGCAGTAGCGTTTAGTGTGTTTGTGAAATTAAAATTTTCCATAATTATATATATATTAGTTTAACAATGGTACAAACCTCTTAATAAATAATGAGAATTCCAAATAAAACTATATAAACTTTTTACATGGTTGACGATAAACTACGAAACCACAGTATCTATGCGGCATGCAGGCATATACTTGTTTCATACAGTTTTATATGAACTGATCACATGTGTGCGTATGTACCTATTAAGGAATAGAATATATTAGTGGTATAGCAGATGCAATCTTTACGTTCT